TAGACGTTCAATGCCAGAACTTAGAGATATGATTAATCATTCTCAACGTTTATATGGTCAAGCATATCCTGGTGCTAAATGGAGAGAGCAAGAAAAAGAATGGCGATTCCCATCTGGTGCTAGAATTGAATTTGGTTACGCAGAAAATCTAACAGATGTTCTTCGTTACCAAGGTCAATCGTATACATGGATAGGTATAGATGAGTTACCTCAGTATCCTACTCCAGAGATTTACAATTTCTTACGTTCCTCCCTAAGAAGTGTAGACCAAGATAATCCCTATCTAATGCAGACAGATGATTATCTAATTATGTTATCATCTTTACCAGAAGTACAACGTAAACAGTTTTTAGAAGGAGATTGGGGTGCATTTGAAAATTCGGCTTTTCCAGAATTTAGCATTCCTACTCATGTTGTTGAGCCTTTTAACATCCCCCGCAGTTGGCTCAGATTCAGAACGTGTGACTGGGGGTATTCATCTGCAGCTTGCGTTCTTTGGATTGCAATGGACTTCGATAACAATTTCTGGGTATACAGAGAATACTACACCAAAAGAGTTACGGCAGACATTTTCGCAAAGCAAGTTCTTGAACGAGAACAAGGTGAATATATTAGATACGGAATCTTGGACTCTTCAACTTGGTCAAAACGAGGGGATGCTGGCCCTAGTATTGCAGAGACGATGATTAGAGAAGGTTGTAAATGGAGACCCTCAGATAGGTCGCCACGAAGCAGAGTAGCAGGTAAATTAGAATTACATAAACTGTTATCAAAAAATGAAAATACTAGACAGCCTAAATTAAAAATATTTTCTAATTGTATCAATCTAATTAGAACATTACCAATGTTACCAATAGATAGAAATAATCCAGAAGATGTTGATACACATGCAGAAGACCATGCGTATGATGCCCTTAGATATGGAGTAATGAGCAGAAGTGTTCATCCAAAAAGTTATGAAGCAAATAGATATACAGAAAAAGAAAAATTTAAACCTTCTGATAGAGTTTTTGGGTATTAATGGCTAAAACAAAATATTGCGATTGTGTTAGTACAATACCAAACACAGTAAAAATAGGCTATAAAAATTATAAGCTAGAAGAATGGAAACAAACTGTGGCTAGTGCAAATGAAGCACAAGGACAATTTTTTTCTAAAGAAGGTATTATAGGATATACTTCTGATGAAGAGGGTGTTTCTCATGCTAATACTATATTACATGAAATAATACATGGTATTATTTATCAATGGAATATAGATGTAGGAGAAAAAGAAGAAACCATAGTTAATGGTATAACAAATGGTTTAACAACTGTTTTTGTAGATAATCCAGATTTAATGGGGTATCTTAAAAATAAAATTTTGGAGGAATAAATGCCAGAAGATGTAATGAAAAAATACAAACAAGGCGAGCTTCCTGCTGATTATTCAAAAGATACACCAGTAGGACAAAAACTTGACATGACTATTCATGCCAATGATGAAACAAGACCAAGTGATTTTCCTAAAAAAGGAAAGAAAAATACATTTGATACTGCTGTTTTTAAAATGGCAGATGAAAGAGATTACTAGGAGGAAAAATGGAAACATCAATTAAAATGAAAAAATATATGCAAGGTGAATTTTCTGAAGTGCCAGATGGGCCACCATCAAAAGAAAAAGCTCAAGCAGGAATATTAAAAAGATATTCTCAAGGAGAATTTTCTAACGTACCAGATACACCACCTGTAAAAGAAAAACCAGATGGTAGTATTTTAAGAAGATATTCGCAAGGTGAATTTTCAGACGCAAAAGAAAATTAAAAAATGGTAACTAAGCAGTCAGCTGATATTTTAGCTTTAAGCGACACTGACGAAGATAAGCAGCCAACATACGAAGTTGCGGGTTTAGCAGGTTTAATAAAAGGTAAATTTACTGAAGCCGAAGACGCTCGTCAATTTGATGAAGAACGTTGGTTAAGAGCATATCGTAATTACAGAGGTGTTTATGGCAATGATATGGCTTTTACAGAAAGTGAAAAGTCAAAAGTATTTGTTAAAATAACAAAAACTAAAGTTCTTGCAGCTTATGGCCAGTTAATAGAAGTTTTATTTTCTAGTGGTAAATTTCCAGTAGGTGTAGAGCCTACTCCTATACCAGAAAATATTGCTGAGTATGCACATATAGCAGAGCCAACTAAACAGCCAAAACAACCAGAAAGTCCTTATGGTTTTCCTGGTGATGGTAATGATTTAAAAAAGGGTGCTACGCTAAATAGTTTGCTTAATGGTTTAGAAGAAAAATATAAAGGTGGAAATTTTGTAAAAGGCCCTGCAACTAATGCTGCTAAAGAACCTCAAATAAACCCTGCTCAAGAGGCTTCTGCTAACATGGAAAAAATGATTCATGACCAGTTAGAAGAATCTAGTGCGGTAAATGTTTTAAGACATGCTTTATTTGAAGCTGCGTTGCTTGGCACGGGAGTTATTAAAGGGCCATTTACTTATGAACAATCAAGCCACAATTGGATTAAAAATCCAGAGACAGGCAAAAATGAGTATAGCCCAAGAACAAAATTAGTACCAAGAATAGAATCAGTATCTTGTTGGGATTTTTATCCAGACCCAGATGCTGTTACTATTGAAGACGCAGAATATGTAATTCAAAGACATGTTTATACTCGTTCTCAAATACGTGATTTAATAAATAGACCTTTTTTTAGAAAAGAAGCAATACGTTCTGCTCTAGATATGGGGCCTAATTATGAAGCTCGTGGTTATGAGTCTTCTTTAAAAGATAGAGAAAGCACTAGTGAATACGATAAAAATAGATACGAGATATTAGAATTTTGGGGAACATTAGATACTGAACTTGCAATGGAAGCAGGTTTAGAACTAGAAGATGATATGGACGATATGGATGAAGTCCAAGTAAATTGTTGGGTATGTAATGGTGAGATAATTAGATTAGTATTAAACCCATTTACACCTACAAGATTACCTTATTTAGTATGCCCATATGAAATAAACCCATATCAATTTTTTGGTATTGGTATTCCAGAAAATATGGATGACGCACAAACTATTATGAATGGTCATGCAAGAATGGCTATTGATAACTTAGCACTTGCAGGTAATCTAGTATTTGATGTAGATGAAACTATGTTAGTACCAGGACAAGATATGAAAGTATTTCCTGGTAAAATATTTAGACGACAAAGTGGTATGCCAGGTCAAGCAATACATGGAGTTAAGTTTCCTAATACAGCAAATGAAAACTTAATGATGTTTGATAGATTTAGGCAATTGGCTGATGAATCTACAGGCATTCCATCGTACTCTCATGGTACTACAGGAGTACAATCAACAACTAGAACTGCAGCAGGTATGTCCATGCTAATGGGTGCAGCAGCTCTAAGTATAAAAACAGTAATAAAAAATATTGATGATATGCTTCTAAGACCTTTAGGAGAAACTTTATTTTCATGGAACATGCAATTTAATGAAGATGCTCCAGAAATAAAAGGTGACTTACATGTTAAGGCAAGAGGCACAACATCATTGATGCAAAAAGAAGTAAGGTCACAAAGACTAATGACTTTCTTACAAGTTGCATCAAATCAGAATTTGGCTCCGTTTGTTAGATGGCATTCTATATTATCTGAGATTGCAAAGTCACTTGATATAGAACCAGAAAAATTAATAAACGACCCAGAGAAAGCGGCAATCTTTGCAAAAATAATGGGGATGGCAAATGGAAATCAACAAAATCAAAACAATAATCAACAGCCCTCAATGGCCGATGATGGAGGAGCTCCTACAGGAGCGGATGCAGACGACATTACAGGCGTTGGCGGTGGCAACATCGGAGTTGGAGGTGTACCGACTCCAGGGGAAGATAGCTTCTCTGCAGGAACTGATGAAGATGAGGGAGCAGCTTAAGAGAAAATAATATGTATTACAAGGGAAACACTATTGGATTAAATTATGACGCAGCTACAGGTAACTGGAGTTTTAACAACGAACCAAACGACTTTATAGATACTGATGCATTTAGCACAGCAGACCCAAAGTTTGACTTTGTACCTCCGTCTAATACAACTCCAGATGACCCAGAGAATGACCCTTGTCCCGAAGGATACAAATACGATTCAACTTTAAAACAATGTGTTATTGACCCAAATTATCAAAATCCTTTTATGGATGAACAAACACAAACTACAGGGGGTGGTGGCAATACTACTCCAGTAAGAATAGCAGGAACAGATAGAAACACTACAGATAACAATTTTATTGCTACTGATGATGAGTATGACAAAATGACGCCAAGTGAATTAATTGAAAATTATAAACAACGTGGTTTTGTTAAACTAAATGACAAAGGTCAATTGGTAGTAGATTTAAACAGAGTTCAAAGAAAAGGTGGAGTACTAGACGTTTTACTTGGTAGAGTAGGTCAGCCACAAGTAGAAGGCCAAGCTTCTGTTGATAAAGTTATCAAGTATTTAGTTGATAATAATATAGTAAAGCAAAGTGATATATACGTAACTGATGGAAAAGGTGGAACTGGAAATTATACTTTTAATAGCGAAGTTGTTATACCAACAATAGCAAAATTTGAAGCAGATTATTATGGTATACCATACTCTGACGTTATAGCTCCAGGTTTTGGTGGTAAAATATTTGGTACTACAGAAAGTGTACAACAATTTGATGATTTTATGGCTAAAAAATTAGCAGCATTTAGCACTGTTGCAAATAATGCTGTAAGTAATTACACTGAAGATAATTATCTAGCAGCGTCTGGTGTAGATGAAATAGAAAAAGAAAAAGCAAGAAAAGCAAAATTTGATGCAGATATAGCAGCAGAAAAAGCAAAACAAGAAATGCAAAAAACTATAAGAGAAGCTGAAAACAGACAGCAAGAAAAAGAAAAAGAAGACAAAAGAAGAAAAGCTACACAAGAAGGTTCTGACTATACCCAATCTAATTACGAAGAGGCATCTGGAACAAAAATTGACAAAGGCCCGCAAGTTACTATTGGAAAAGGACAGGGTAAAACAAAAACAGTTAGCCCAAGAAGTAGAGAGGCAATGTATTCAAGACCAACACCTTTAAAAGCACAGAAACAAACTACAGTTTCAAGAAGTGGCCCTAGAGGTAGATTTAAAGGATAATATAGGAGAAAAATATGGCAAATGGAATGATGAACGACCCAAACGCTCCAATGGGAGGCCAACCTCCTATGGGAGAAGCACCTATGGGTGCACAACCAGAAATGGGTGCAGTGGATGACGCTGTGCTCGATATGCATTTAACAGAAGATGTTAAAAAAGCATTACAATCAAAAGGTGTAGACGTAAGTGCTGTACAAGATAGAGGCCCAAAAGAGCCTGTTATCGTTATACCTGTTTCAGTAATTGTAAACAGATATCAAGCAGGTACACCAGAAGAATCAATGAAACAATTTGTGCAAGACATGACGGCTAACGCTCAACCGCCTGCTGCACCACAACCAGTTTCTGCTCCGTCACCGATGGCAGCAGAAGCTCCTAATCAAGAAGGACTAGGAGCACCAATGAATAGGCCACCTATGACTGCATAGTCATAGCCCCAAAGCGACTCTAGGCCACCTGTTTTCCAACAGCACCAATAAGGAGGATAAAATGGAAGAAAATAAACAAGAAGAAATTCAAGAAGAAATTCAAGAATCTCAACCAGAGGCTTTTCTCGAGCCTTTACCTTATAAACGTAAAAATAATAAGGGAGAAACAGAGGATACAGCTACCGTTTCAGAGGACACTTCTTCAGAAGAAGAAGCCACTCCAAAGGAAGAACGCCCTGTTAACGCTGAAGAGAAAGTGTTTAAGAAACGTTATGACGACCTTAAACGACATTACGATTCTACAGTCAATAAGCATAAAGACGATGTTGAAAAGTTAAGACTTCAGTTACAAGAAAATGCTGACAAGATTAACTTGCCAAAAACAAAAGAAGAAGTAGATGCATGGAGACAAAAATATCCAGACGTTTATGACATTATTGAAACTATAGCTTATACTAAAGCAGATGAAAAAGCTAAGAAAGTTGAAAGCAATCTTAAAGAATTAGAGAGCCAACAAATGGCCGTTCAAAAAGATAAAGCAGAAGTAGAACTAGCTAAATTACATCCAGACTTTGGTGATATAAGAGAAGACGATAAATTTCATGAATGGGTATCAAAGCAAGATGCAAATATTCAAGGTTGGTTATATGAAAATACAACCAATGCAAAATTAGCAGCAAGAGCTATAGACTTATACAAAATGGATACAGGATATAGTAAAAAGAAAACTGCTAAATCGTTAGAGGCATCTAAATCTGTTACATCTACTAGTAAACGTGAAGTAGATACTTCAAATAAAAAGATGTGGAAGGTTAGTGAAATAGCTAAACTTAAACCTCAACAATTTGCAAAGTACGAAAAAGACATTGATTTAGCTAGAAGAGAAGGTAGAATTGTTAATGGTTAATCTTTAACTGTCTATAGGAGGACAACATGGCAATATCAAAAGCGGCAGGTTATGATAACCTACCATCGGGTAATTTTTTACCTATTATTTATAGCCAAAAAGTCCAAAAGTTCTTTAGAACTGCATCAGTCGTAGAAGACATTACTAATACTGACTATGCGGGAGAGATTGACAATTTTGGAGATACAGTTAACATTATTAAAGAACCTGTAATCTCAGTAAGTTCTTACACAAGAGGAAGTTCAATTAACATCCAGAATTTGGCAGATGACCAAATTCAACTTATTGTAGACCAGGCTAATGCATTTGCATTTAAAGTTGACGATATCGAAGAAAGACAATCTCATATTAACTTTGAGTCTTTGGCTACTTCTTCTGGAGCATATGCTCTAAAAGACAAATATGACGAGAATGTCATTGCAGCAATGTTTGGCGGAGCAGGAACTACTATTGGTTCTGATGGCTCTGGAACTGACGTAGGTTTTGGTTCTTCGGAAGAAGACCCAACAAACATTCTAGCAAACTCTGCTAGAAGATTGCATGCAGCAGACATTCCAACAGATAACAGATGGTTCTTAGGAACTCCAGAGTTTTACGAACAGCTTGGACAAGCTAACGCAAAAATAATGGATGCTTCTGTTACTGGCGATGCTTCATCACCATTAAGAAACGGAAACGTTTTAGATGGTCAAGTTAATGGTTTTAGACTATACATGACCAATAACTTTGCAGCATCATCAACTTCTAACTATTTTAAAGTAATGTTTGGACACATGTCTTCAACATGTACTGCAAATCAAATTGCAAAAACTGAAGTAGTTAGAGACCCAGATTCATTTGCAGATATCGTAAGAGGTTTGCATATATTTGGAAGAAAAGTACTTCGTACGGAAGCACTTTTTGCAAGACACATACTAATTGATTAATAGGAGGATATACAAATGGCAACTCATAGTAAAGTTACGGGTAGTACTGCAGGACATCCTTCTACTAGAAGGAAGCCTTATTGGGTAGAAAATACAGTTGATTTTTCACTGTTTGACCCTGCGGCTAACGACATAGTACAAATGTTAAATGTACCTGCTGAGACTTTAGTTATCAATGCAGGAATCGAAGTACTAACTGCTTCTGCGTCTGGTGTTACACTAGATTTAGGAGATGCAGGTGATGTAGATAAATATGTAGACGGATTAGATTCTACATCTACAGGAAATGGTGCTATCGTAATCAATGCATCAAACGTTGGTCATGTCTATGGCTCTGCTGATACTATTGATGTAAAAGTGCTTGGAGCACAAGATACATCTGGTAAAATCAGAGTATGGGCATT